TAGCTTGATAATATCTAACCAACTTTGACTTTGCTTGTTCAGCTCTTTTTTCCAATTTATTCAATCCTTTTAAATCACTGATCTCCTCTTGAATCTCATCTACAGATTTATCAGGTTCAACTAATCTGAAGTATTCATACATGATACGTTCTTGATTAGTCTCTGTATTGATATCAAAATTTTGAACCAACTCTTGAGATTTCATTGACATAAAATACTCTTCAGGGTTCACACCATTTAAAAGAACTTGTTCTAAAAATTGCTTAGTAGTATCTCCATATCTAGAAATTGCTTCATCTAAATATTGATTAGCTACTCTCTTTACATTATTCTCAAACTTTTCTATAAAAGTATCTTCATTCCAAGAGATAGGTTCAGCATCCTCATCATCTTCATCGTCCTCATCTTTTTGAAAAATACCTAAGTTCTCTAAGTTCTTAGCCATTACTTCAAAATAATTTAAATCTTCCTCATCATCTTCTGCTTCAACTTTTGCTTTTTTCTCTACTTTCTTTTCAACCTTTTTAGATGAATCATCATCATCATCATCGTCATCATCCTCATCAGTGTTGTAGTTTTCCAACAACTCGTCAATAGATGTTTGTGTGTCTAAAAAAGAACTATCTTTCTTATCATCTGTATCCTTCTTATCACTCTCTTCTTTTTTATCCTCTACTTTTGGATCATCTTTATCAAGAATCTCCGCATCACCTTCGATGTAATCTTGCAACAATGTGTTAGCATCAATTACTGTGGCTCCCTCAATACCAAGGTCACCTAAAAAATTTTCTTTTGTACTCATAATTATAATTCAAAATTGTTATACTTTTTTCCTATTTTCAAATATAAGTTGAAATTAACTTTCATCCCTTATTTAATTTATCGCATTATTTCTTCTCTCCACTTACTGGATTTTTAAGTGCTGTTTGAGATTTAATAATATCTGCCTCTCTTCTAGCTTCAATATCTCTAGCTTTAAGTTCAAGTTCTTTTAACTTTATAGATTTTTCATTATCAGAGATACTTCTTCTTTGCTCTAACTCTCTACTTCTAATATCCAAATCTCCTAACATTGCACTATATTCATTATTACCTTGAATAGCTGCCTCTGTAGTAGAATCTTCTAGTCCTGCCTTGATTCTAGCAACTAATACATCCCTCTCTCTATTTAGATCAGCTTGTTCTCTATCATATGCCAACTTATCATCTGCAATCTGCTTCATAGTTTGCTGTTGTTGTTCAGCAATCTTCTGTTGTTGTTCCATCTGTTGTTGTTGCATTTTCTGTTGTTCAGCTTGTTGTTTTTCTTTCTTCTGCATATCATCTTTCAAGAACTCTCTAATATCAGAGATTGATTGAGAGGTACTAATCATAGAACTATAATAAGGGTGAAGTTGATTTTGTGCATAAGCCATAGACAACTGTCTAAGTTCTTCAAGTTTTCTCTTATCTTCAGAGCGATTAGATACAAAGATTTGTAAATCCCTCATCTTCAACTCTTCGGTGTTTACTTGTAAAAATACATCATGTAACTCATGATCTACATAACTAATAGTAGATGTAGGTTTTTGAGTTTCAACATATTGTGCAGTATCAATTAATTGTTGATATACTAAATTCATACACTCCTCATGTGCACTAGTAATTGGTTCTGTTTGAGCAAATGATTGAGCCATACCTTGCTGGATACCAGTTGCTGTATCAATTCCTTGAACAGCACCAAGACGTTGAGGATTAAATCCTAACAACTCCCAACATTGTTGTTTAGCCCAACTAGCTAATGAAATACGTGATTGAATTTCAGCAGTACGTGTGAGATCAAGTTTAGCAGATTGGTTAAAACTGCTCTGACCTTTCATATTTTCAGGAGAGTCATCCAATGGAACAATCCCCATTTCTTTCATCAAAGTGACAGTTTTTTCTAATGCATTCTCATCACTCATATCTTTATACTTAGGTAGTTGACGTAGATTTAATAATACAGCAACACCCACCTCTTTTTCAAGTAGTAGATAAAGTTGGTTCAAACAAATATTGTAGATGATCTGATATACTTTCATATGATCTACAATAGATTTTGGAATAGTATTTTTAGCTCTATAGAAAGTACCAATAATTGGTGGAAGATCAATGTAGCGTAATGGAGAAGTTTTATAAACTGCTCTACCAATTCTCACTCCTTCCCACCATTCATTAACATATTCCCATTCCACTTTTATTCTTGGATCTTTCTTATCATATTCAAAGTTTTCATCAACAATTTCAAGTTGCTCAAAACCATCATCATCTATAAATGTAGCTTTGCCAATTTTTCTCTTAGATTTAAAATAAGAGACAATAACTGTATATCGTTGATTACGAGTTTCATAACCTAAGTATCCATCAGGAGAGTATCTATTACCAGCAGGATCATATGTGTCAAGTAATTGCTCTTGTTCCAACTCTCCTCTAATTTGAATCTCTTTATTTAATCTAGCTGGATTATATGTAGAGTAGTGTACTGAATCATATCCTGTTTTTGAATTTTCAAAGATATTAATATCAGCTGATGGATTACGGATGTAATCATCTCTATGTTCTCTGAGATATTCAATCTCATCCATAGTTAAATTAAATCTTTCAATAATCCTACTTAATTCCATAGATTCAATTCTACCAATTACATAACAATCAGTGGTATATCTAGGATTAGGTTCTGTAAGGAAGAATACATTTCTAGGATTTACTACATCGTATCCTACACCTAACTTAGAATGATTAATATAAATATGGTGAAACTCTCTAGCAGCAGTTAGGAAATCTAAGAACCCTTCTTGGGATTTATCCTTGATATTAAAATGTCTTTTTAATTGTTCAAGTTTAAGGTTAGCCCATTGTTCTGCTGTAGATTGATATGTTTTGTTTGATACTTTTTCTAGATCTTTTGGTCTTAACTCTTGAATCTTTTGATCTAGTTCTTGTATCTGTTGATTAATTTGTTCAGCTTCTTGTTGTAGTTTTTGTAACTCTTCAGAGCTAGGTGTAGCACCTTGTTCTTGCATCATTTGATCAGAGCTATTTAACTTCTCTGAAATCTGTTTCATCTGTTCTTGTAGAGCTTGTTTTTGATCAGTGAGACCAAGCTGTTTTGCTTTAGTCATCATTATATCTTCAAGTCTATTTAAAAAGATGCTACTTAATAATTCTGTTTTAGCTCTCATAAATTCATTAAAACTATATTCATCTACAGCTTTAAATCTAGCATTATCAGGACGTTGAATGATTTCACCAACCAATGTATTAATTGGAGGGTTCATCATTGGATAATGTTTTACATAATCAGGTAATTCTACAGAGGTGGATTCATCTAAAAACTCAACAAGTTTTTCATAATCCTCTGTAAAGTAATCATCTCTATGAAGAATACCATTTAAAAGATCATAATTCTTTTTAATTTTTTCATTATTCCAATATTGGGAGTGAGCAATAGTAGCATAATAGTCTAGTGTACTCTTCACCCAATCTGGTGAATTTTTTTCTTTTTCACTAACAAACTGGTCAGGAACAAAGATATCGTAATTATTTACAATATCTTGGTATTTATCAGTGTTTTTAAAATGTTCAATTATCATCGGAATAATAGATTAGAGCCTCTTCTAAATGGTAGTTTGCTTTTTCCAAAATGATTAACTCTAGGTTTTGCACTATCATATACCATTTTATAAAAATCTTCTTTGCTATTGTCAACTAGGTTTACAGTTCTAGACATACCATTTGAATATGCTAAGGTAATACCATATGCTCGAATTCTGTCAAAGTTTCCTCCTCGTCTATAATTCAACATTTCTTTCAATAGCATGATATCTTTAATTCTTTCTATTCCATAACGAGTTGATATTACAGTACCATCCTCATTATATTCCTTACCTATCTCTTCGGTGCAATATTTAATAATAGAATTATCAAAAAAATCAATGTTCTTTTGAGTGGCTCGAACTCCATAATCTGTCGAAACAGATGTGTTCGGGGCAATCTCTTTAATCCAATGAGGTGTTTTAGCCAGGTATTGATGCAAGTTATTACGTAATAGATAAGTAATAAAATCGTTAACATCATTTTCAATAAGAGCAGTAGCATTATAATATATCAATAGTTTAACAACATTTTCGTACCACTCTTCAAGTGAAGCAGGTCTACCAGTGTAGCATGCAACCATACTATCACCAAACTCATCCTCACTTAAATTATTAACTTGCTTGTGTACATACACTGATCCGAGTGAATCAGAGTATTTAGCTTGGTCAAATTTATATGGGTCAATTCCTACAACATATAATCCATAAGGAGGATTATCAGAGATAGGGTGTTCAAATATCTGTATAACTCCTTCTTTTTCTGAATCATTCCTTACAGGAAAATCATGTACAGGTTTGCGTTCTGAAAACATATGTTCTATTCTACCATCTTCATCATACCCTAATTCTACAGGCATACCATGATAGTTAATTTCTTCTAGTTTTTGAAGCTGTTTTTTAATAAGGTGAACTGGGAACTTGTTAACCTCTCTAACTTGGAATGCTTCATCGAGGGATAATGGTTCTTGTGTGACAGCCAATACAAAATCTTTTGGAGATTTTTTTCTAGCTGCCTCTCTTTTCTCCTTGATCCGTGCAGTAGCTCCAAGCACATCTGAGTTTCCTTCTTGGTCAATGTATCCTTTATATGACCAACTCGCTGGATGGAAAAACCCGCAAGTGGTATTTTGTTTCCCTTCATCAAAAATGTTTTTAAATTCTGCGAATCCATATTCTTTTGGTTGATAACATATTTTCTCAAGATCTGCACAGTCTTTCATTTCACCCACAGATCCAGTAGCAATGATTTGACCAGTTACATAATCACCATCCATACATGCTGGTCTCACGTACTCTATGGTCTTAAGTAAGGTGGGAGCAAGTCCAGGTTCCTCATAAAAGAATAATGACACTGCACCCCCTACCCCTTTTGATGGATTATCTTTAAGTGTAACTTTATGGAGTTCAGACATATAACCCTCCCAGTTAACTTTACCATAATCATCTTTCTCTTGGAATTGAGCTTTCCAGAAATCTTTAGTATAGGGGTTTTTATTTTTATGCCAGGGTGTATTCTTATCTAAGTGCCTAGCATTTGTTTCCATCATCTCCCAAGTTTTGTCAGCTTTATCACCAACAAATGCAGCAATGTAGGAAATAGAATAAGGTTCAAAGTAAAACTTCTTAGTAAGTAACGCTGCGTTTTTTAGTGAGTATCCTCTCTGACGAGCCTTGGTACCACCAAAATGCAACCCTCTAATCTTTGCCTTCTCTACTTCTATAAAATAGTAGGCATCACTATCCCAGAAATCAGGGGCTATTGATTTTCTTTGTTGTTTATTATAAATGAGTGAATAGTTAAGATAGTAGTACATATCACCACAGATGTAGTGACCATCTGAGTTAACCATTCCGTTAGAGATCTTATGTTCTTCTTCATCCCAAAACTGTTCGTATGCAGGAGAACCATATACGTATGGGCAATATGTTCCATATTCCAAAAAGTAAGTTACTGCTTCTTTAAACTCATTTGTCTTTGACCAGATGTAATTACCTGGTGTATAATCTATATCAAAATACTTTGAGAGCAAGGGGAACTTGCTCTCATCAGTACATGGGTCTATTTCTTCTTGATATATTTGCATTATTTTAAGTTTTCCAACTTATAAAGTGTTCTATCAATTAAAGCTACTAAGTTATCCATAATATTTTGAAAGTGAGATTCATCACAAACTTTCATTCTATTTGTTTGAATATATGTTCTACAAGAATCTAATAGTCCAACTGGTTCCATATATGTAGAACCTGGAATTGTAATATTATCAATAATTCCATACATACCTTGGTACACTTCAATTAATTCATCAGTGATGTCTAAGATACCAGAATAAAAATCTCCTAAAGCCATGTGTGCTGAAAATGCTCCAGGACCACTAACTTTTAAATGAGCTAAATGTGCTTTATCTCTAATAGAGAATAAATAACCAAAAAATTCAGGAGCTGCAGAAGAGTTCTTTTCTTTACTCTCTCTGATTTCATAATCCCCTAGAAAATCTAATTTTGTAGATTTATCTAAAAATGATGACTTTGCCATATTATAATAATGATTTTATTGAATAAAAAATTTGTGAGATCTCATTAATAATCTCAGTGTACTTTGTACAGTCACAGATTTTATTTCTATACATTGTAGCGAATGATTCTGCATTTTTGAAAAACACCTCACATGTTGCTTTTTGTGCAGCATTAGCACCAGTTGGATCGCTTACAAGTGTAGCTTTATAATCAGTATAGGTATCATTTACAATAGTATATAACATACCATATAATGTATCATAATTAGATTGATTACAATTAGCTAACTCATCTTGAAGAACATTAATTCTTCCTGGTAAGTAAGTATTTTTAAAATCATTAAATGTAGCAGACATGGTATTATTTTTTTGGTCGTTCTCTATTTGATACGAATCTATTACCTCTCACTTGTGATTGTGCAATCTCTTGTTCTACTACATCTTTAAGATCTTTCAATGACTTCACTGCACTACCAAGAGCAGCTAAGTTCTTCATTGCATTTGTTGCTTTTTTATCTGAATCACCATCCTCATCATATGCATTAAACTGTACCTCTGTAAAATACTCTGCTAATTTGTCTACTAGTTTAAATGCACTCTGATACAATCTCATTGATGGTGTCTCTTGAAGCTGCTCATATTTCTTAATAGCAGCTAAGATAAGGGGATCATCTGGAGAAAACAAATCTCCAGGACAGAAATCTTTTAAACACTGTACTTTTCTATCTATTTCAGAGAGATTACTATAACCTAAAGCTTTGAAGTCTATTAGATGATATATATAAGCAAAGACAAACAATGATTTGTCTTTCCATTTTTTGTGTACTGCATTATACTCTGGTACTAACAGGATTTCTTGATCAATACTAACCTGCCCTTTATTTACATGAAACATATATTGTTTTTAATATTCTCCTACATCATCCCAGTCTATATTTTCATCTAATCCACCTGAGAATGATAGTCCTTCTTCATACTTTTGAAGTGCATCTAATAAAGTTTTATCATCATACTTCATTAGTGGTTCTTCATCTGTTGCCAAAGCAATATGCCTAGCAATTGGATACTCTGGATAGTACTGCATTAAATTCTGGAGTATTTGTAAAATTTCGTATTGTATATCCATTATCTATACGATTTAACTTTTGATGCAATCTTTTTTGGTTGTGCTACAAACTGCTTACCCTTTGCATTCCCTTTTGCTTTAGCAGCATTAGTTGCAGCTTTCTCACCAGGAGAGAGTGCCTTCCATGCAGCATCTGGCAAGTACCTCTTTTTACCTTTAGAGGGTTTACCATCACTAGTCCGCCATTTCTGTGCAGTCCAGTTTTTAAGGGATTGTTGGGATTTAGCTAGTGCCATAATGACCTTTTGTTTTTAAATAATTTAAAGCATTTTCTAATATAGTAGGGTTATCTTGAAATAATCCTAATCCCCTATTACATTTTTTGCATAAAACTCCTCTAAACTCATCTGTTATATGATTATGGTCAATTGCACTATCTGTCAAAGATATTTCTTTATTACAAATAGCGCAAGATTGATTTTGTAACTCATATTTATCAATAAGTTCTTTAGGAGTTATACCTCTTCTTGAACATCTTTTAACAAGTGTCCAAGAATCTTTTTCTCTATATTCTTTAACTTTATCAGGGTTGCTGTCAATCCAACTCTTATGTTCTTTGTATAAACAAGTATTACATCTACTTTTTAATAAATGTTTTTGTTTACCTCCTCTATTTCTATAACAAGATAATTCTTTATCTTGTTTACACATAGAACATCTTTTAGTTTCGATATCCACCGCCCTTAGCCTTATATTGTTTTGCTAATAATTGACTTTTTCTAGCTGACCATTCACCAGGATCTCCTCCTTTTGAGCCAGCTTTAATTTTGTTAAATAAACTTTTCCTCATACTAGGTTTAGTATAATTTCCAGCTGCATTAACCTTTGATTTAGATTTCTTTAGTACCATTTAGTTTCTTTTTAAACATTTTTTTATGGAACAAATAAGCCCATACAAATACAAGTGTAAGACCAATATCAAATAGTAATGCAGGAATTGTAGGAGTTTCTTGTTTGAGCATCTCATACAATGCCCCCAAGATCATAGTAATAATTCCAAACTTTAATGTCCAATGTCGAATGAAACCCCAGTTATGTACAATTTTATCATTATCTCCATACAAATATAAATAGAACATTGTAAGACATCCTCCCAAGATAAGATGTGTGATAAAACTAATAACTGTTATCATTTCTCGTGACGTTTTAAATATGTAGCAGCTAAGTTCTCCACTCCTTTTAAACCAAAATACCCCAACAAGAAGGCTACACCATACTCACTTTTTCCTTGTAATCCTAGTAAATCTACCGCAATTTGTGTAAGGTAATTAGCAGAGAGGGTTCCAGTGGCAATACCAAGAAGTGCAGTTTTCCAATTCTTAGCAGATTGTTTACTTACCATAAGGAGAGAACCAAACATACCAGTTATCATTAAGGTTAGGTCAATACCAAAATTAGCAAGAAATTGTTTCATCCTTTTACACGTTTAAGTCGAGGATTAGCTTTCTTTGCAGCAGGAGAGGAGTTTCTTGTAGCAGAAGCAAGAATGGCACCAGCAGCTTGTTTGCTGATGCCTTGCTTCTTTGCAATAGAACTCTGAACTGCTTTAAATCCAGGATGTTTTTTCATGATTAGCAAGATTTCATTG